GCAGGTCAACTTAACTATTATATTCAAGGTGGCCCCTCATTCTCTGCTGCTGATGGAGCAAATGGTGACACCGATTTCTCAGGTAAAGGCGGAGTAAAATTTGCAGCTACTGAGAAGTTAGGTGTATATGGAGAAGTATCTTTTGCAACTGATGATACTGCTGACACTGCCTACGGTACAAAGATAGGCGCTAAATACAAATTCTAATTATGGCACAACAATCAACTACAGGATTCGGAAAGGCTAATCCTGTTCCTTATTCACCTGATTCAAGGTTAAAAAATCTGGATACTAATCCTAGTGATGTACAACCTCCTGGGGTTGATGAAGACGTTGACTATGATTCCCTTGAAGAAGCTCTTACAGGGGACTAATGAATTATGGTTAGGGGTCTTCGGACTCCTAATCTTTTTCATCATGGTAGAGATAATGCACGTCAACTACCATAGAAAAGCCCATCCGCATTGTGCAAGCGAGATTAGTTTAGCGGTAAAACTGTAGCCTTCCAAGCTATTGTCGTCGGTTCGATTCCGACATCTCGCTTTGGCTTTGGCCCGATACGTCGGATACCCTTAGCCGTCTAGACGGTGGGGAAAGACCCGCAATCAACAAATTGCAATAACAATTTTCAGCTGAAGAAATTATATAACTTTAAATTTTTTAATTAACAATGGCTCAACAGGCAACGACTGCCAATGCCAATGGACCGATTTGGGGAGGTGCCGATAATGGTGCTGATACCACTACCACAGCGAGAAGAGCTCTTTACTTGAAGCTGTTCTCAGGTGAGATGTTCAAAGGATTCCAGCGCAATACAATTGCAAGGGATCTTGTTACAAGACGTACCCTAAAGAATGGTAAGTCTTTACAGTTCATCTACACGGGTCGCACCAAAGCGGAATTCCATGTCCCTGGCCAGTCTATATTAGGTAACGATGAGAAGTCACCACCAGTAGCAGAGAAGACCATCACTTGTGATGACCTCTTAATCTCTAGTGCTTTCGTTTATGAATTAGATGAAACACTTGCGCATTATGACCTACGTGGTGAAATCTCTCGTAAGATCGGTTATGCATTAGCCGAAAACTATGACCGCAGGATTTTCCGTGCGATCACAAAGGCTGCTAGACAGCCAGCACCAGTGAACATGAATAACTTCAAGGAACCTGGTGGAAGTATTGTTAAAGTTGGTACTGCCGCATCTACAACAGCAACTGATGCTTATGATTCAGCTAAGTTAGTACAAGCCTTCTTTGAGGCAGCTGCTATCTTAGATGAGAAAGGTGTTAGTGGTGAAGGTAGAGTAGCTGTACTTAACCCAAGACAGTACTACGAACTAATCAGAAACTGTGCTACCAACAACCTGATTAATCGTGACGAAACAGGCGACGCCCTACAATCCGGTAACGGAATCCTTGACATTGCAGGCATTAAGATCTACAAGTCAATGAATATTCCATTCCTTGGTGACTATGGTGTTAACCTAGCTAACCTACCATCTGGTGCTGTATCAAATATCAACGAGGCTGCTTCCAAAGGCTCCTTCATTGGTGAAGATATGGATGACCAAGATGCTGCAACAACTCCATCTGGACAGAAGACCGTTAACAACTACGGTACTGCTGCTAAGTTTGGAGGTTCCTGTGGACTTATCTTCCAGAAGGAAGCTGCAGGTGTTGTAGAAGCTATCGGACCACAGGTTCAGGTAACTTCTGGAGATGTATCAGTGGTCTACCAAGGAGATGTAATATTGGGACGTTTAGCAATGGGGGCAGATTTCTTAAATCCTGCTGCTGCTGTTGAATTAGTTGCTGGAATCGACGTATCCTCTAACTGGAACAACACTGCTGTTTCTAACGCAAGCTTCACTTAAGCTTAAATTTTCAACCAACATATGGGGAGTCTTCGGGCTCCCTTTTTTATTCATAAATATTAACCTATGGCGACCACTACAACTGACACCGATACAGAACTATCCGCTGTGAATGCTATACTGGGAGCTATCGGACAATCACCAGTAACTACTATAGTTTTTGATAACCCAGAAGTTGGAGTTATATATAATCTATTAAGAGATTCTAATATTGATGTACAGGCGGAAGGCTGGCACTTCAATTCAGAAAAACATGTAACATATACACCCGATGCTACTACTGGTAAGATAGTTATCGGTAATGATATCCTTAAGATGGATGTAACAGAAGGCTGGAGAAAGAGAGTATATGATGTAATTAAAAGAGGTGGTTACTTATATGATAAATACGATCATACTGATGATTGGTCTGATCATACTGAAATAAACTTAGATGTTATAAGAGCATATTCTTTTGAAGATTTACCTGCAGTATTTAAAAGATATGTAATAGCAAGAGCTGCTAGAAGAGCTGCTACACAACTTGTAGCTAATCAAGAGTTAACTAAACTACTAGCTACACAAGAACAGTATGCTAGAGCGTCTTGTATTGAGTATGAATGCAACCAATCTAATACTACGATGTTCGGTTTCCCAGAAGATTCTGTACATACTACCTATCAACCATGGAGAAATCTTAGACGATAATGACATCAATTACACAGACTATACCTAACTATAATGCTGGTATAAGTGAACAACCAGATGATAACTTAAAACCAGGTGGAGTAAAAGATTGTCTTAATGCTGTACCTGACTTAGTACATGGTTTAATTAAGAGACCTGGTTCTAAAAGAATAAGTGAAGATAAAAATCCTATCAGTACTAATAAATATGGTACTTCAGCCATACCTAGTGGAGGATCTTGGTTCCATTATCATCGAGATGAAACAGAAGGATCTTATATAGGACAGGTAGATAGTACTGGAAAGACTAGAATATGGAGTTGTAATGATGGTAGTGAAAAGAACGTATGGTACGTAACAGATAACACAGTATATAATGCTGGAGTCACAGCTCATACATCTATAACTACGTATCTAACTCCTAACCCTAGTAATGATACAGAAGATATCCAAACATTAACTATTAATGATACTACTTTCCTAGTTAATAGAAGTAAAACAGTCGGTACTACAGGTACTACACCTGGAAAACCAGAAGCTTATGCTGCTTATATAGATCTATTAAGAGCAGAGAATGGTAGACAATACGCATTAAATGTATGGGATCCTAACCAAGCAGGTACTACAGCAGTTCCAGTTGTTACAAGAATAAGATTAGAAAGTGATACTTTAGCTGAAGGTAATGGTACAGGAACATGTCCAGGTATAGGTACTCAGGTATTTACTGTAAGCTCTGCTGATTCTTATTCATCTCCTATTGTTAACGTAACGAATAATAGTGGATCAGCTTATAATGCAGCGTCTAATAAGAAGAATTTAATATTTAGAATAACTGCTGTAGGTCAGCAAGGATTTAGTGGTGGTGGAGATGATGCTAACCCTGATAATATGGACTATGCTTGTAGCTATAGTAGGAATATAATACTATTACATGGTGGTACAGGTTGGGCAGAAGGGGATAAAGTAACAGTATCATTAACTCAAGCTAAAACAACTTATAATTATACAGTAGTAATAGATAAAGTAGAGACTGTAAATGTTAAAGGTACTATAAACTCAGGAGCTAATGGTATTGTAAGACCTGAGCCTACTCCTTTTGATATGGATACTGCTGTTACATCTGATACTATTTTAGGTGGTATAAATTCTGCATTAAGTGGTACAGGTTTAAGTACTAAAATCATAGGTAATGGTATATACATACATGCTCCTAATGCATTTAACGTAGAAGCTGTTAATAATGATATCATGAGAGTGATGCAGTCGGAAGTTAATAATGTAACTGAATTACCTAATCAATGTAGGCATGGTTATATTGTTAAAGTAGCTAATGCTCAGATGTCAGATGAAGATGATTACTATCTTAAATTTGTAGGAGAGAATAATGTAGATGGTCCAGGATCATGGGTAGAATGTGCTAAACCTGGGATAGTTAAAAGTCTTAATCCTACTACTATGCCTCATGTATTACAAAGGCAAGCTGATGGAGACTTCTTACTTAAAGAATATACATGGGCTGATAGAACAATTGGAGATGATACTACTAATCCTATACCAAGTTTTGTAGGTAGTACTATAAATAAAGTTTTATTCTTCCGTAATAGATTAAGTTTCTTATCTGATGAAAATGTTATATTATCTAGAGCTGGTCAGTTAGGCAACTTCTGGTCTGATACAGCACTTACTGTTAGTCCTGTAGATCCTATAGATATTTCTAGTGCTTCTGATTATCCATCTCAACTATTTGATGGTATGGAGATTAATACAGGTTTACTAGTATTTAGCAGTAATCAACAATTTTTACTATCATCTGATGATACAGTATTTAACCCTGATACTGTTAAACTAAGAGTAATAGGAGCTTATAATTATAATACAGTTATACCCCCTATATCTTTAGGGCAGACACAAGCATTTATAGATAACTCAGGTAAATATAGTAAGCTATGGGAGATAGCAGAAGTTAGAAGAGAAGGAGAACCTGTTTTTGCAGAAGCTAGTCTTGCTATACCTACCACATTACCTAGAGATTTAGATTCTATAGCTGTATCAAGAGAGAATGGATATGTTACATTAGCTAAACTTGGTGAAGATATTCTTTATATTTATAAATGGCAGAACTCAGGTAATGCTCAACAGCCTAGAGTACAACTTGCTTGGTTTAAGTGGAAGTTTAATAATCCATTAAGATATCAGTGTATTATTAATGATCAGTTATTTATATTAGATACAGATAACTTCTTACAACATGTTAATTTAAAACAAGTTACTACCGATCCTAGTGTAGATAAAGATGGTATAAATTACTTATTACATTTAGATAATTATACTACAGTAGCTAATGGAACATACGATGCTGCTACTAAGAAAACTACTTTTGCTAACCAATCTGATTGGATAGATGATGTTACTTCACCTAATGGTGATTTAGTAGTTGTAGATTCAGATTCAAATACAGCTAGAGTAGGTAGATATGCTAAATGTACAGTATTTAATACTGATGATTTTACTGTACCTGGAGATTGGTCTAGTGCTACATTGAATATAGGTTATCTTTACGATTACCAGGTAGATCTACCTAAGATATATGTTACTAAACAAACTGGGCAAAATAACTGGAGTCATGATACACAGAGTTCTCTAACCATACATCGTGTACAACTTAACTTAGGTAAATCAGGTCTTTATGAAACTACTTTAACTAGAGTAGGTAAAGCAGATTATACTGAAGTATATGAGTCTACAGATTTAGATGAATATGATGCATCTGATGCTCCTTATTTAGAGGAGACTACAAGAAATATACCTATATATGAAAAGAATACAAACGTTAAAATAAAAATTAAATCTACACACCCTGCACCTGCTGTTTTAAAATCAATGGCATGGGAGGGTAACTATTCACCTAAATTTTATAGACGTCAGTGACGAAATACATTCACCCCGCAACGATTGAGGCTGCTATTGAGGTAGCCTCTAATCTACGTCCAGAGGACCGTAGAGAAGTCGAAGAAGGTCACGGGCTAGATCCATTAATAGAGTTAGTTAAAGACGCTCAGAAGGGCTCCTCTATCTATTTTACAGTGCCTAACGGCAAGACTGCTGGTATGGCAGGAGTAGGAGAAGGTGGAGTAGTATGGATGTTATGTACACCCGCTATCCACGAATACCCTATTACCTTTGCTAGAGAAGCTAAACGCTTTATAGACTCTAGAACTGAACCTCTATTATGGAATATAGTTGATGAACGTAATACTGTTCATTTAAAACTATTAAAATTTTTGGGCTTTAAATTTTTACGAAAAAAATCTCATGGTCCAAACCAATTAACCTTTATCGAATTTTGCCGTGTGCGCATCTGATCCGAATGCTGGCGCTAGAGCAGCTGCCCAGCAACAAATAAACGAAAAGAATTATAAATACGGTGCTAACAGTGTTAAGTACTGGAATAGAGAAACCTCTTATAAAAGAGGCAGAGAAAGAGCTGCTATGGGTCTTAGTAAGACTCAGAGCGATACATATCAACAAGCTATTAATGCTATAGGTAAATCTAGAGCATATGAGCAATCCATTGCTGCAGCTCAAGCTGCTGGTACAAAAGGAGCTACAGCTTATGGTATGGGAGAATCTGGAGATAGAAAAAAAGCTAGAATGGAAGCTCTACAATTCTTAGCTAAACGAGCTAC